GCACCTGCTGGACGTACTGCCAGTCTAAATGTTGCAGCAGTTGATGTTAGGTTAGCAACTGAGATAGATGAGACTACCGCTTCCTTCGCAGAAGGAACAGTGTAGAGAGTTGTAAGTGTTGTTGCAGATGGGTTTACTTGCCCAAGTACTTTCTTTGCCATTGTTTATATCCTTTGCTTAGGCACCCATCAGCATAAATACTGACGGTGTAGGGTCGGTTACGATTGATGCCCACGCAGCGGCTGTTCCGTTGGTGGTCAAATATTTTCCTGAGTTTCCAGTCTGTGATGGTAGAGCATCTACTGCTCCCCAAGATGAAACAGTTCCATTGGTAGTTAGATACTTACCTGAGTTACCAGTCTGGCTTGGTACTACATACTGAGTTGAGTCTGTAGCAACCAAAGTCTTAGATGACGGAATTGTTGTTCCATTGATGCTGGTAGCAGTGGCTACACCTAGCACTGGAGTAATAAGTGTTGGAGTATTATCCATTACGAACTTAGTGCCAGTACCAGTCTGAGATGCAATCGAAGTTGCAGGACCTACAGATGTAATTGGACCAGTCAAGTTGCTAGGAGCAATTGATGCTGTGTCAATGTAACCCTTAGTTGCTGCATCAGTAGAATTTGTAGGAGTTCCAAGACCTGTAATCTTGTTAGAACCCATTGCAATAGCACCAGACATAGTGCCACCAGCCAGAGGCAACTTAGTTGCTAGGCTATTAGTGACAGTAGTTGAGAATGATGCGTCATTGCCAAGTGCTGATGCCAACTCATTAAGAGTATCAAGAGCACCAGGTGCTGCAGCAATAAGGTCTGTAATTTCTGTTTGTACATAAGCAGTAGTTGCTACCTGAGTTGTATTAGTGTTGGCTGCTGCTGTTGGGGCAGTAGGTACACCAGTCAACGCTGGGCTTGCCAATGGAGCGTATGTGCTTGATGCTGTAGCAGTTGCTAACTTTGCATCTAACTGGGTCTGAATATTTGAACTTACGTTATCAAGGTATCCAAGTTCAGTTGCAGATACTGTTGATGAAGGAGCAATCTTTGTCCAAGCAATAGCAGCAGATGCGTTGATGTCTGCATCTACGATGCTGTTAGCAGCAATGGCTGCTGTAATGCTTGCGTTGCCTGTTCCATCAAATGATGCAGAAGTACCAGTCACATCGCCTGTAAGGCTGATTGTACGCCCTGTAGCAAGTGCTGTGGCAGTAGCGGCATTACCAGTTGTAGAACCAGATGAGCCTGTTACGTTACCAGTTACATTGCCAGTCACATTTCCAGTTACGTTACCTGTGATGTTACCTGTAAATGTACCTGCAATAGTACCTGCACCAGTAATAGTTGGAGCAGAGATTGTTGGGCTAGTTGCAAATACATTTGCACCAGTTCCAGTCTCATCTGTTAGAGCAGCAGCAAGGTTTGCACTTGATGGAGTAGCAAGGAATGTAGCAACACCAGTGCCAAGTGAAGTAATACCAGTACCACCATTGGCTACTGGAAGAGTTCCAGTAACGCCTGTTGTTAGAGGTAACCCAGTTGCATTAGTCAAAACACCAGATGCTGGAGTTCCTAATGCTGGGGTAGTTAGCACTGGGCTAGTTAAAGTCTTGTTAGTTAAAGTCTGTGTGTTAGTTGTACCAACGACAGCACCAGTTGCACCGTGTCCTGTTGTTGCTTCGATGTGGTTATTAGCCTCACGGAAGTCACGGCCAATAGCCATGTGACGTACCTTTGCACCAGCAGAGTGGGCAATAGCATTAGTGCCATCTACACCAGTACCACGAGTAATTGTTATTGTATTGCTACCCGAAGCACTGGGAGGGATTACATCTACAATTTCTTCAAGGGCTGTATCTGGGTCAATAACTACTGTGAATGTTTCACCAGCAGCAAGTGTGATACCGCCAAGAAGCGCTGTAGCGGAGTTGACCACCATAGTAGTTGCGCTAGAGTTTAACGCTGAGGTAAGGTTAGTTTCCTGGGAAGTAGAGGAATATTTGCGAGTTGTCATATTTTAGTACCTCGTGTAGTGGATTCGGGTGGGGTAAACGTCACGGAGTTTCTTAGTTTCTTCATTCAGACGTTGCTGATAAAGAGCAAGAAGGAATCGGGCAGTAGATGCACCAGAGCCATATTGAATCTTGGTGTCTGCATTGTCTGCTTCTGCAGATGAGTAGTTAAGTCGACCTGGGTCAACGAAGGATGCTAGACGATATGCTGCACCGTAAACAATGACATCCTTGCAAGATGAAGGTAATCCTGTAACAGTCTCAAATACTGCACTAGATGCAGATGCTGTTAGGGTAGATGGCTTCTTTGAATAATAAACTTGAACTGTACGACCTGACTCAATGCGGTCATAGATTGAAATACTCTGCGCTGTTGCAAATGCTGTTGTATTAGCAAATACGTCTGCTCGGTAGTTTCTTACAGGTAGCCATTCTTCTGTTGGTCCTGTTGGCTTGTATGAGACATACAGAATTGTTTGCACTTCGGCAGGAAGTGAGTATGTTGTCTTAACTGTGTTATATGTAAAGGTGTGTACTCCGACAGCAAATAGATTAGGAAATACTGCATCAATTGTATCATTGATAGCCTTCTTAATAGTTGCTCGTGGGAAGGTAGGAGCAATTGTTACCTTAGTGTTTGCTGTGTGTGCTGCAGCGGTTGTACCGTGGTAGCCACGACCATAAGGAGCAATGTTTCCAACTGATGAAATACGGTCATATGTATCTAGCCATATTAACTCGTCATCAATTTCAACAGTACCTTTACCAATATTGGTCACACTGCCCAGACTTAGTGATAAACCAGAAGAGGTTACATCAGCAGTCAAATGCGTAGTACGGTCTTGCCTTAATGTATAGCCTGACAGATTGAGAGTAATCTCATCTACCAAATTGGCATAGGTCGTTGTCATTGGATTCCTTTAAGTTAATTACTTGTTTTTGTTTGCTTTTGCTTTTGCTACTGCTGCTGCGCGGCGCTTGTTTTCAGCCGCTACTTGTGCTGCAGTCATTCCTTGGTTTGAACCACCACGAAGAGCCTTGGCTGCACCAAATACAAATTTAGCAAATGGGTCAGTTGTTCCACTTTTCTTAGCCAGTGGGATTACCTTACTATTTGCGCGTGTGCTAGGAGTATTAGGCATTGTAACTGCTTTGCTGTTTGCTCTTGTGCTAGGAGTGTTTGGCATGTTTGTTCCACCAAAGCCACTTTTTGCTGGAATTCTTACAGTAGGTTTCTTTGCTGTTGCTGCTGCACGAGCAGCATCTGCAGACTTGTAAGTAGCACCGCTAGACTTTGCTGGTGTATTAGCAACAAATCTAGAACCAACATATTTTCCGCCACCAGAACTTGCTGAACCACCTGCTGCTGCAACACGCTTTGCGCCATACAGACGCTTCAAAGCCTCGCGCATTTCAGGAGATGCGTTTGCTGCACCCTTAAGAGCCTTAGTCATTCCCATTGCTTTAACTTTATTAATAGTAGCCTGTGACACCTTAGTGCCAGGAGTTACTACTGTTTTTTTTGCTGCAGTCTTCTTCTTCGCTGCTGCCATACTTGATGTGCTACCTCGGTACTCTGATGATTTCTTTGAACCATAGTTACCAGGTGCACCTGAGTTATCAATTGCCATTACCATTTCACCTTATCTGCCCAATATGCGGCACTCATTTTACCTTTGGATATATTCTTAGCATGTCTTGCTTTGAAAGACTTACGTCGTGCTGCATTGGCAGCAGATTCTCCTGCTTTTTTAGGTGAGCCAGAAACGCCTTGTTGTCCAAAACGTATGGTCCTAACCTGGCTACCTACCTTAGCCACAACAACGTGTGACTTAGTAGGGTGGCTAGGAGTAGCCTTTGGCTTGTTATAGCCAGACACTCCAGCCCGTGTTAGTCGTGAGTCTTTCATCTGTAACCCTTTGTTTTCTTTGCTACTGATTTAGGTTGCTTTACAAACTGCTTACCCTTTGCATTACCTCTAGCCTTGGCTCGATTAGTGGCAGCCTTTTCGCCTGGAGTTAATGCTTCCCAAGCAGCAGACGGTAGATATCTTTTCTTGCCCTTGGAGGGCTTACCGTCTGAGGTCTTCCACTGCTGTGCAGTCCACTTCTTGAGTGACTGCTGAGACTTAGCCAAAACCATTACTTATACCCTCCGCCAGCCTTTTTGTATTGAACAGCAAGTAGTTGTGCCTTACGAGCAGACCACTCTCCAGGGTCTCCACCCTTAGAGCCAGCCTTAATCTTCTTGAATAAAGAAGCACGCATGCTAGGCTTGGTATAGTTACCTGCAGCGTTTACTTTAGACTTTGCTTTTTTGACTGGCATTTACTTCTTCTTTACCTTAGGCTTTGTGTGAGTAAGAACTTTGCTAGATGCTGTGTGAGTTACGCCAGTGTGTACTTGTCCGTTCATTCTATGAACAGCACCTTTGTACTCTTTGCCACTCTTGAGATAATGCTTAGATGTTTTGCTCATTTCTTTTTCTTCACCATTTTCTTAGGCTTAGACTTACCAGCCTCAGATAATGCAATAGCAATTGCTTGCTTACGAGACTTGACTACTTTTCCACCTTTACCAGAATGAAGCGTCCCAGTCTTAAACTCGTGCATAACTTTCTGAGTTTTTGTCTTCTTCATTTCTTCTTAGCCTTTACTTGCTTGCCAGTCTTATCATCATAACGACGACCTTGAAGGGCTGAACCAAATAGTTGACCAAATGCTTTATCTTGCTTACGACGAAGCATGTTTGCACGCTCATCTGTTCCAGGGCCAGACTTGTTCATTGCTTCACCTGTTTTTTGGTAAGCACGGAAAGACTGTCCTAGTTCCTTCTTAAGGTTATCTAGGTAAGATACTTTCTTAGCCATTAGTACATACCACCAAATAGTCCCTTTGCAGCCTTCTTGGCTGTCTTCTTTGCAGTTTTCTTGGCTGCCTTCTTCTTCATACCACCAGTGGCTGAACCATATTCAGACATACGGTTCTTCTTGCCTTCGCCCATTTCGTGCTTCTTATTCTTGGCTGACATCTTCATTATATTACTCCCACTTCCTTGAGCGTAGATACTGTTTTATTTTGAATTATCTTGCTATCGCCCATGGTATTAGCATCAAATGCTTTACCCATGACATCAGAGGCACGACGTGCTTCCTGAATCTTCTTCATGCTTGTGCCAGCAGGTTGAATCCCATCAGCGCGTGCTGCGCGATAGGCTTCTAACTCACCGTCCCACTTTTTATTACTCACCATCTTCTGAGATGATGCATCTCCTGGACTCATTTGAAGTCCAATAACCTTGCACCCAAAGCAACCTTCAACGTCCTCTGGATGGTCTAATCTGTGTCTCATACCGTCTCCACTGTATAACCTGCAGCCTCAAGACTGGCTTTTTCTCCTGGACTAACTTCATAGGAGTATCCTCCCAAGTATGCTTCGTCAGCAGCGTCTACCTCTTCTGAGGATGGATAGCGAGTTTCGTAGTATTCGCCATCTATCTTCAAGACTGTTACGCCTCTAGTAAGCCTGTAACGGCTAAATAGACGACCTTCACCTGCAGGGCCTTCGCTTATTGTAGGTGTTGTGAATTTGTATGCCATTTAGCCTCCTAAGCCGTTTTATGGATAGAGCAGGAGTTACCCCCTGCCCCACCCATCTAAATACTTAGATTATGGACGAACTGATGAAGCAGTCTCGATGCGGTATAGCGCCTCTTGACGGTAGATTGCCCAGTTGATAATACCGTGCCATCCGACTGGACGGAAACGGTTCAACTTGTCTACAACGTTACCAAACTCAATGCCTGGTTCCTTCCATACTGCTTCAGCAAGTGCTTGCTGTCCTAGTACGTAAGTGTTGTAAACGCGGCACTTTGGAGTAACTGTAAGTGTGTTTGTTCCAACAGTTCCTGAGTTAGCGACAGACACTGTGAATGTAGTGTTTGTTGCACCAACTGAAATTGCTGTAATCAAAGCACCTGAACCTACGTTAGTACCTGAGATAGCATCGCCAACCTCAGCAAGACCACCGAATGCAGCATTTGCTGCAACGATTGTGAACGCACCTGAAACACCTGATACTGCTGCTGCAGTAGCAAGTGCTGTCTGAGCAGCACCTGTGTTAGTGTTTGTCATGCGTGGTGTCTCGATGAAACGAACACCTTCCCATGCGCCAAGTTCACCAGCAAGTAGTGCACCAGCATTCTGGTACTCATGTGGTGTACGCCAGATGTTGTTACCTGTCTCTACGCGTAGGTCGTGTGAAACCTCTGGGTGGATGTATGAAACATACATTCCGCCACGAGGAACAACATTGTTAGCACGCAACTTTGTTACAGCGTAACGTACGTCGCGACCCTTGAATGTGTCTGTTGTTGTAACTGTTGACTTTGCTGCAGTTGTAGAAAGTGCACCAGCAGATTCGCGGATGACGTTTGTACCTGCATCAAGGATAGCAGCAACACCATTGTCTAGTGTAGTTGCCATGTTGAATGCGACTGCGTTAGCAATCCATGGGTCAACGTCAGCAAGAGTCATAAGTGACAACTTGCGTGTTGGAAGTACTACGCGACCTAGTTCTGTCTGTGAGACATCTAGTGTTGTAGTTGCTGGTAGTGCTACTGCATCTGGGTCTACAGTTTCATCGAGTGTGGCACCAGCAATTGTGGTGTCAGAAATATCGTTGTGGAACTGGAAACGAATTGAAGAACCGTCGTGAGTTGGGTTTCCGATTTTCTTGTCCGCGATTGCACGGAACTGTGGTGTTGAACGCAAGTTGAGTTCAATCAACTTGTCATACGCCATAGTTACAAGATTGGAACCTAACCCAGAGGTTGTAGTTGAAAAGACATCAGCCATTTGGCGATATCCCCTTTCTGGTTAGTGTGCGGTTTTTTACTGACCGCTGAGAATGGATAGAATCTCTTCTTCTGTTGTTGCGTTAGCAAGACGATTTTGTAAATCGTTAGAAGAAGCAGGTGTCTCAGCATTAGTTAGCACAGAATCCATTCTCTGCATTGCAGCGATATCATTTTCATTAACTGCTTGCTTAGGTGCTGGTGTGTATCCGAAGACATCACCATTTGCATCTAACCAAGCGTTGATAGCATCTTCAGATGCTTCGATATCATTTGGAATGAATTGTGCAATCTTATGATTGACACCCTTGGATGTAAGTACATCCTTTAGAATCCGCTCTTTTTGGGCTTTGGTGAGTTCACCATATGATGCCTCAAGTTCCTTGCTTTTGCGCTGTTCAGCCTTTAGTTGCTTACGTAGTCGCTTAACAAGGTCTGAATCTGATTCAAACACAGGTGTGCTTGTTTCCTCTTCGTCTTCGTCATCTGCCCAGTAGTTGTCGCGGTTTTCGCTCATAGCGAGTCTCCCTTTTAGTAGTTATCGCACACCTCAATTTAGATGGGGTATCTTCATTGGCTTGTACTATCGGTCTATTACGCCCCCTGGGGCCGATGGGTCCAGGTGGGGATTCTTTATAGCAGTCCTGATACGGAAGTGGTTCTTAGTGAACCAGTTGTAGTTCCTGATTGGCCTTGGAAGGCACGAATATTTTGCTCAGATAATCTTTTACGACGCTCTGAGGCTGTACCCATAAACTCTTCTTGTAGAAGACTGTTCTGGATATTTTCTGTAAGCGCAGCATTGGATTCAACAGTGCCACCAGCCTTCTCATAAATCTGAGCAAGTTGGGTTGTAGGCATCAATGTTTCAGAAATATTCTCAAAGCCAGTTCCAGCAAGTTGTGAAATCTGTGCTTCGCTGTAACCCTTAGCAGCAAGAGTTGCTGTGAGTTGCTTGAATCCTGATAGTTGAGCCGCTGATGTTGAGATACCAGACTTAGAACGACGAAGCGCTTCTGCTGTAAATACACCAGTTTGACGGTTAAGTTCTAACTGCTCTTTACCAATCTTAGGGTCTAAGTAGAAGTCTGCTAGGTCTGCTGCAGATGAAATAAAGCCTTGTTTAATAAGAGCATTAACCTGGAATGGGTCTGCTTCGAGTGCTCGTAGTTGAGCAGTTCCAGCACGCTCTGCAAGGTCTGCAACTGTCACATCATTCTTAATATATAACTTAAGTGCATCTTGTGTAAGATACTTAGAACTCAACTTATACTTGTCTACTACACCCTTAAAACCTTCGACTGTGTTAAACAGTTCGTTGGCAGTTTTAGGTACAGTTAGTCCCTCGTTAAGATAACCATACTCTGTATAGAATGGAGATGTAATTTTCTGACCATTCTTAAGAGTGTACTCTTTGCTGTTCAAGAAAATTTCTGTGGCGTTATCGTAATCAAGACCATCTCTAATAAGTCCATTAAGGAATGATGTAGATGCTTCAACGATAGTTGATGAGAATCCCATTCCTTTAAGAGCAGCCTTGAGGACATCAATATTTGTAGTTGGCTTGCCAGTTGTATCAATAACGTCGATAATAATAGGATTGCCATTGCCATCTACAGAACCATTGCCGTTATTGTTGTTTACGTCTGAGACGCCAAAAGATTGTGCTACTACATACTTATATTTACGCCAGACACCACCATAGTTAGCCCAATACATTCCTTCGCCTGGGTCTTCATCTGGCATAGGATTATCTGGGTTATCTCCAGCCTGTGTTATTACACGTGCAGAAGTAATTTTATCTGCTCGACCTGCTTGATACGCCTTTAATTCTTCTGGAGTAAATTTATTAAGTTTAACTGCTGCGCCAGTATTACCTGCTTCATAAGCAAGAGTTACTGGGTCAACCTCAAGGTCTATTCCAGCCTGGGCTACGGCAGCATCAATATCTGCTTGGCTTACCTTAGATGTGTCAGTACGAGGACCAGAAACACGGGGAGCACCAGTAGCGCCATCATCTAGTTGCATTAAGTCTGGATTATATCTAGCCATTATCCGCGTCCTAACTTGCTTCTTAAGTTCTGAGTCAAGTCAACAGCCTCATTAACTGCTTTGGCTGTCTTGCCATAATCAGGATGGTTCATAACCATTTGATTTAGTTCAAGCGCGTTAGGCATGCGGTATACACCTTTATCATCTTTGAAGTTGAGAGCCTGTAGTACAAACGGGTCAGTTTCTGTAAAGTTCTTTTCAAGAGCGGTACTAAATACTTCAAGGAGTGGCTTAACATACTTGTCAGCATCTTCTCCAGCATTAATGTACTCAGCAAGTCCCATATACTTAGAAGCAGTTTGCTTGCGAATTGTATTCTGGTATTGAGTAATATATTCTGTAGCAACCTTTTCATCTGCGCTAGAAAGTACATTGTTAATCAAAGGAGACAAGGTGGCAAGGTCTGGGACCTTGGTGTAGTTAGCCTTGTGAAAGGCTGCAATAGTGTCGTAAATAGACTTAGCAGAACCACCTAGGTCATCAACATTAAAAGTAGTGTTAGGGTTGTTAGCCACTAAGAAGTCAGCAAGAAATTGCTTCTGCTCTTCTGGTGTGAAACCTTCTCCAGCAGATGTTGTTGTGCCAGTAACTACGCTTGTATAACGCTTTTGACCTGACTGGTCTAGCGCAATCTTAGAGTAAACTAGATTGCCAAACTTATCAACCTTTTGCTTTTTAGTCTTAGGGTCAATAACTGCCTTGCTCTTCTTGTCGTAGATAGGAGCAAACTCTGTTACAGTCTTAGTGGTTGTAGGCTTATCCTGGTCTCTGACTTGCTTGTTCCAAGCATCCTGAAACTTTTTATCTAGGTCAGCAGATGGGTTTTTGCCAAATGCTGTAAAGTAGGCATTATTGTAATACTGACGAGCATCGCCAAGGTCCTTAAACTGCATAGCAGTTTGGATTTGCTTGGCATAGCGTGTGGTAGTATCTGGTTGCTTGACAGGTTTATCGCCAGCAAGGCTCTTTTGATAGGTCTCAAGGAAACTAAATGGGTCAGTGTTGGTACCAACAGAGGCAGCAACTACTTTGTCCAAAGCGCTAGCAAAGCCTAATGAGTTCTTAGTTAGTCCAGTCTTAACTAGCAGACTTGAGATGTAATCAAACTGATTCTTAAAACCTGCAGGTCCAGCAGTTGAATTAAGAGCACGGTTAAGGTTCTGATAAGCCTGAGCCTTTGCTAAAGGTTCTGTTGCAAATGCAAACTTGTAGAATAAGTTCTCTGGGTCTCTCCAGATATTAGGAGAGTTTAGATTGCCAGTACCTGCAACGTTTGACATCTGAGCAAATGCGGTTGGTTTGGTTGTAAACCCACCCTGTGCAGGAGCATAAGGTATTTTAACATCAGCCATTACTTACTCTCCTTTAATATACCAGCAAATACTCCGTAGTACATACGGATAAAGTCAGGATTTTCTGTCATTAATCTTTCTCCTAATGCAACAAGTTCATCGCGCATTAATGTTGGAAGCCCACCCTTAGATGAAAGTTCTGCATAGTTGCTAACTTTTACTTCATTAAGTGAATCTTTGAATCTCTTAAACACTGGGTAGAACTCAGATATTTGCTTGTATACTGGTGATGACTGCATGATAGGGTCTTGCAAAGCCTTCTCAACTATTGCAATACGAGCATCTGAAATACCTGTAACAAGTGTATCTATTGGACGAGCACCACCAAATTGCTTGTCTAACATAGCAATCTGTTCTACGTACCAATCACCTGTGTAGTATCCAGCAATCTGCTTCTCTGCAATCTGACTCTTGAGCATTGCATAAACCATGCCTTCTGATTCTTGCATAATCTCAGCAGTAGATAGTTTACGACGCGCACCACTCTTAACCTGCCAATTGTAGTACTTCTGTGAGTACTCTCCGCCTGGGAAGAAGAAAGGAATTACATCCTCGTTAGGACGAGCATACTTGCTGTTTGCACCTGGATTATTGTTTAAGAATGTCCAAGCATCTTCCATACCTGATGAACCAGGTGTAGTTCCGCTTACTGCAACAAGAAGGTTACGTGCACCAAACTGTGCAGCAAACTCTGAGATTGCTCTACCTTGGTCTCCAGGGTATTTATCTTTTAGAGTCTTTAGTTGGTTGTAAAGCATAGTCATTGTCATGAAGTTCTGCTTGTTTTCAGGATTCTTAATACTTACTAGAATTTCCTGAATAGGAACTGATGGGCTAATAGACTGTAGCAAACCACCAAAGATTCCATTCCAACGTGAGATACGAGTTGCATCATTAAATAATCTGATTCGTTCTTGGTCGCTAGCAAGAGGATTATCTCCATACTCACCAGTTGATGCTAAGTACGATGCCCAGTCTTTAACTCCACGAAGTGTAGTTGCATCGCTTCCCATAGTAGCAGCGGTTGTTTTCTTAAACCATGCTGGGAATATGATGTCACCAAAATTCTGAGGCTGACCAAACGGAGTTAGGATATCTCTAACAATGTCATCTACTGGACCAAAAGCGCTTGCTCTTCCACTAAGTTGGTATCCTGCTACCAATGCAGGTCCAATACCAGGGATAACTGGGTTAAGAGAACCAAATGCAAGGTTAAGTGATTCTACAGGTGTTGTAATCTGTAGTGCATCTTTTGCATTAAGATTCTGTGCAACCAAAGCACCCAGTACGCTACCAACAAGTGGCATCTTAAAGCGTAGTTGCTGAGTCTGTTCATCCTTGTAAAGGAAACCTTGGTTATCATCATATGTCATTCCTGCAACATCATAGATAACGTTTGAACCTTCTTTAGTAGCAGCGTCAAACGCCTTAGCAAACTTGTAGATAGGTACTGGGTTAGAAACAGTTAGTTGACTCCACTTGCCAAGCGTGTTGTAGTGTGCTTGAGCAAACGGTGCTACAATACGGTAAGCATTAGCCCATTGCTTCTGCTTTGCAGCATCATAGAACAAGTTCTTAACATAGTTAGAAGCCTGGTCTGCAGCAATAGCATCAAGTGTCTTAAGTGAAGTACCACCTACATGCACATAGTCTGTCTGCTTTAGACGGTCTTTAAGAGTCTTGTTAATAACACGAAGTCCAGGTGGAACACGACCAATAATCTTTTTTCCACCACGAGGAGCAAATACTTTATTTGCAGTATTACGCAACTGAATTAATTCTTTTGTATCCAAGAAGTCTGCATAGCCAGCAATGTAATCCCAGTATGCAGCATCAAACTCTGGACCAAAGTTGACCTTACTCTCAGCGCGTGCTGCTAGATTAAAGAACCAGTCTACAAACTTTTGACCTTGCTTTGTTACACCTGTGACACTTGTCTTTTCAACCATATTGGTTGCGACAGAACCTTCTAGTTGTTCACGCTTAAATAGATTTTCAACGCGTGTAAGGTATTCTTTTTCAGCAGCAAGAACCTGTTCGGTTGTTAGTCCTTGTTGGCGATAAGGAGTCTGAATTTTGACAACCTTGCCACCTTCTGTAGTCACTAATGCTTCTCCATCACGGATAAGACTCAAGACTGTATTTCTTTGAGCACCTTGACCAGCAAGAAGGTTAAGTTGACCTGCATAACTGCTAGGTTGTCCTTCATCGAATAACCAGATAAGAATGTTTTCCTTGTTAAGATTATCTTTTACAAGACCAGGACCAGTTTCTAAACCCGGGTTTCTAAGAAGAATCTCCCGCATACCTTCATTGTTATCGTAGATTGCTGATGCAAACTCTCTTAACTTGTTTCCTGGTTCGTCGAATGTAGCAATAAGATTATCTACATAGTCAATCTGCGATTGAGGATTTCCTGTTTCAAGAATTCTGATTACATCAGGCATGAACTTATCTGATGAGAAGTTGTTCATAGTCCATCCAAGTGCCTTAAGGTAATCAGGATGGTCTACTGAGACAGTTTGGTATGCCTTAAAGATACTAGCCTGACGTCCAGGCGCACCGTAGTCACCAACAGATGTACCACGCATTAAACCACGACGAGCAATAATTGATGCTGATAGTTCAACTTCTGCATCTGTAGTCTTAAAGTAATCATCCAGTGCGTTAACGTTGTACTTAGAACCCTTTGCAAGCATTTGACGGAACTTGTTTCCTTCTGCATCTGACATTACCATTGCAATAAATCCAAGAGGATTATTGAATAGGCTGTTATGACCAGAGAAGAATTGACGCATTTGCATTTCTGCAATGTTACGGAAAATGTAAGATGCACGACCAACTAACTGCGCTGTACGCCATAGGTCGTTTGCTTCTTCTAATAGAATTCTACCAGACTTTGCTGTGCCATACAAAGGAACATTAGTCTTGTACTTAATTACTGATTCATTAATCATACGGCTATCTGGAAGGTTAATAACATCGTGTACCAACTGACCTTCAAGGATTCCACCAGGCAATCTAATGTCACCATTAGGTGTCTTAATGACTGCGCCACCGTTATTGTTAATAGCGTTTTCTAGGGAGTAAGACTTAATAAATGCTTCTTCGTTTCCAGCAATTCTGGTAACGTCTTTAAGTTCTTTGATTTCAGCATCTGAAAGTTTAAGAGTGCGACCTACTTCATCCATTAATTGACCAATACCGCTAGCAACTGCCTTAGCGCGCTCTGCGTTTGTAGTGGCTTTGAAGATGGCTAACTGTGTCTTTTCAACAATATCTTCTTGTGTCTTTTTGCCCACAATACGCTTGATGCCTAGCGAAGTCATCCAGTCTTCAACACCATTGTTAAGTGCTGTTAGGTCATTAAGGTTAAGCGCTGTAGAAC